GTCGCCATCGAGGAAATAAAATTGGCCGCGGTGTCGGCGTATGTCCATCGCTGAACCTGCCAGTTATACATAAGAATCGACTGACCAGCCCGCGTGTTGGGGTAGCTCCAGGCCACAACCTTTCTCCCGGGGTCAATGGCCGAACTCATCTTGGAGACATTAGCAGGATCAAGGTCGTCAAAGAACCAGCGATCAACCTTTTCTGCGCCGATTGGCTTTACAGACTGTCCATCACAGACATAGAACCCGTCATCGCTCAGGAAGAAAGTAAGTGGGCCGTACTGGGCAACAGATCCAGCTTCATAGCACCCAAGAGAGCGAGAGATGGTGTCAAACTGGAAGAAGAACGGTGCCCCAATGTAGGACATCCGCACAATGGCCTCATCGAGCAGAACAAGGCCAAACTCGCCGCCGGTGATTCCTACGATGTTTCCACCGTCAGGAATGTCTTGGTAATCAGATTGAGATGCCCCACCCGAAGTCCAGTCAGTTTCATCGTTGATGTCTGACCATTGAACTCGGTTCGGATAGCTGGAGATGTTCGCCGCAACAACGAAATCCCGCACGACTGAAACATAAGATGCAATCGGAGCAGCGGCAGCTAGATCAGCAAAAGCGGTTGAGGTTCCGAGCGTCCATCCCTGCAGCTTCTCCGCTCCATTCGCGGCGATGACAACCTTGCCGAACTGGGTGAACTTCCACGGCTGAGTTCCCGTGTACCCACCAGCTTTGGAAACATTGTCCATTGACAGGTCGGTGTTATCAAACTTGAACAGCTTCGTGTTCCCACCGGCAAAGATGTTGCGGGTAGATCCAAACTCACCAGTGAAGAACGATGTCAGATTCTCAGAGGCTGATGCGGAGTAATCCACAAGCCCAGGAAACGGCCCATATCCAACGGTCTGGGCAATGACATTCTTGGCGTCTTGGAGTGCCCCAACCACGCCAGGCTGATCTGGCAACCATTCCCCAAAGGTGATGCGCTGTTCCATGCTTACCTCGTGGCAAGTGTCATCGCAAGAGGAGCTGCAGAGTATTCGTCTCCCTCATCCGATGTGGTGATTGAATCAATCGCTCGTTGATACAGCGCAGCCCAAGTAGCAAGCCGCTCATCGTTCATCAGATACGGCTCTGCCTCTCCTAATGATGCGTAGATCAAAGCATCGGGGTAGTTCACCAAGAACACATTGGATGTGTTTGAGTCGCTGAGATACGGAGGCGCCCCGTAGTAAAGCAGCGGAGCGGAGTAGTTCGTATCAGGGATCGGTGCAAACTTGAACTCTGTATCAAGAGTCGTGTATTGCTTTGGAATCCCGGTATCTGTGATCCGAGCATTCCTGACGAAGTTGCTTGGATTGAGGTACTGCAGCGGAGTCGCAGGAGTGGTTGCTAGATACAGATCCCGCAGACCCAAAAAGTCTGAAGGAATCGCAACCGTTGAGTCATTTGCGATGACGGAAAGCGTCGACAGCTTCAGCATCTTGCGAGTACGAAGATCGCGGCGAAGGCGATTCTCTGCAAGCGTGATGAAGTCGGGAATCTGAGAGGTCAGATCAGACCGAGCGAGATAGTTCGCAATCGTGGTCTTGAGATCTGAGTATGTTGCGAGAGCCATTAAATCCTCCCAGGACGGGTGCGAAACGCTCTGTTGTCAGGATGGTTCAGCCAGGCCTTGAAACGAGGTTGATCCAGCACATGGAAGCCTCGCATGATGCCCTGCTTGTTCAGCTCATCAACAACCGCAAGCGGAATAGACGCTATCTTATTCCCAAGCAGATCATCTGACCATCGGGCACGCTCATCGTAAGCATTGAATTGCTTTCGATTGGACTCGATGATGCCGGTTACATCTTGAGTGCTTTCGATAACCAGCCCACCATCATCGGTCTTATGGGCCTTGCGATCTACAACTTTGGCGGTCTTTGAGAATTCGTTGATGTTCATGTGAAAAAGGGGGCTGAGTTGCCCCGGCCCCCTTAGTTGCTTGCTACCGAAGATCAGCTCAAGTCAGCGATGATGCCGTGGGCAGCCTCATTGCGAACCTCAAGGGTGTATTCAACCTTGAGCTGGGTGCGCTCGGCATCGCCCACGATTGCCAGATCTTGCGTCTGGAAGGGACGCAGATAAGCAACGGCTGCGTACTCGGGATCGAGCACGAAGGCCACTTCGTTTGCCGAGTTGCCCGAAACCATGAAGCGGTTGGGCACCACGCTCACGGAGCCGAAGTCCGACAGATAGATGTCGGCAGCACCGATGATGGTCGTGGGGGCATCCGAAGGAGCCATATAGCGCTGAGCAGCGATACCGGCGAAGGCCGAAACGGTCTGCTTGTGAGCAGGCGTGACCATTAGGATCTTCGGGGAACCACCGGCCTCGAACACCTCACGAATCACGGTCTTCAGGATGTCTTCCGTGAAGGTACGGTTCGTGCCGTTGGTACGAGCGGTCGTGCCAGAAGCACCAGCAGAGCCACCCGAGCCGAAGTCGCCGTTCGTTGCCAACCAGGTCTGCAAGCCACCCAACACACGAGCGGTAGAACCGGCAGAGCCGTTGCTCTGGACGGTGTTGCTCAGGAAGGTGAACTCCATGTCGCGCTTGATTTCGGACGAAGCCTTAGCAAGCTGATAAGCCTTTTCAGACTTACGGCCAGCCTTGTCAACAGCCTCCAGGGTGCCAGTAACACCAACGGTCTTCTGGCTGATCTGGGTGCGGTTGCCAACACGGGTCGTGGGCGACAGCGTAGCGGTCGATGCGTCAGCACCTTCCACGGCGGCGTTCGCGGCAGCAGCGGCCAGCGAGTCGGTCTGCCACTCGTGATAAACAGCGGTGGCCTTGGTCTTGCCAACCGTGCTCATGAACGGGGTGTCAGTCGGGCTGATGTTGTAGATCACATCAGACAGGTCTTCACGCATACCGATGGCAGCGTAGGTACGGAATTGGGTCATTTTTAACTCCTAGAGCATTCGTTCAAACAGGGCCGCAGCATCAGAGACTTTTCCAGACTTCCTCAACTGCGAGTGAGCTTTCTTGGTGCTTTCGTCGGCTGCGTTCTTTTGGTTCGCCGCCACGCCTGGACTCAGCATCTTGGGTGCGTTTTGTACCTTCTTGGTTACCTCGGGCTTCTGCTTCTGGAGTTTCGCGTATTGCGCTGCCATCCACAGCACCTGAACTTGTCGCGAGTCGTAAGCCTGAGCAAGTTCTTGGTCAGTAAATCCCACCTCTTTTGCAAAGGCGCGGATCGTCTGCTTCACTTCGTTGCTCTTCTTTGCGTCTCCATATTCAGGAATAACCTCAGCCACGCGCTTTGCTTCTTCGTGGAGTCGCCGCTGAAGTTCAGCCTGCTGCTCGGCGAATCGCTGTTGTGAAATTCGCTGCTGCTCGGCTTGAACCATCGCAAGCTGTTTCTCTCGCTCAGTTCGCTCTGCTACCTTGACTGCGTAACCAATGGGGTCAACCTCTTTCAACGCATTGAGGTCTTCCCCTTCGTTTTGTTTACTCAAGAACTCTTCGATCAGGGTCAGGCGTTGAGAGTAGGCGTCCCTCGCTTGCTTGGCCTGTTCAATGGCGGCCCGTTCTGCCTCTACAGCTTTACGCTGCTCAGCTACGGACTGACTCTTTTTGGTGTAGTCCAGCCCCTTCTGATAACCGTCCACCAATTCATCAAAGGTGACTTCCTTTTCCTCGCCAGCGGCTTTCACACGGAATCGCTGGGGTTCAGGCTCTGCCTCGACTTCTTGGGCTTCGACTTCTTCAGGTTCGGACGCCTCGACTTGTTCCTGTTCCTCTGGAGCTTCAGGGGCGGCTTGTTCAGCTTCCTGAGTAGGCTCCATCAGTCCGAGAAACGCGCCAGCGGCATCGCTTACCGACATCGAAACACTCCCTTGCGGGTCAGTGTCTGCCATTTGAGTTTCCTAAGTTTTACCTGGATGCGCCAGGCCGCTTACAGAATCTTCCATCGCCTCTTGACCAACTGATCGCTGGAGGCAATCGAAGAAAAGTGCCCAATTATTTCATCAAGTACGCGCAATTTCAAATAGCATCGTTCACGAACATCAATATCGGTCTCATTTGAGTTCGTTAGTGTGCTTATCAGGGATTTCCTGATGGACTCTATTTCCTCCTGAAACCACTCGTCGTTTAGAAGGGTTTGTGCGCGGTCTGCTTTGTTCATCTGCTGGTTGTTGAATCTACATAATCAAGCAGCATTCCACCACCTTGGCCGAATGCCGGGATGTCGGCGAAATCCAAAAGCATCCCGTTGCCACGCCCAAAGACCGGGATAAAGTTGGCGTCTCCAATTTGTCCGAATGTGCTTCCGATAGACATATCAACCAATCCAGGAACAAGCCCACCGGTCATTGACCCAGAGTAATCCCTGCCAATGACCGTCCCACTAATCGGGTCAACAATTGAGGTTCCTTGGATAACGCCACCTGTGTTTAGATCAAACCCAGGCTGCGCTTGGTTGGCGAGAGGATTGCTCGCCTGACCGATTACAGCACCACTAATCGGATCAATGATGTCTCGGCCCTGCACAACACCGCCAGTGCTCAAGTCGTATCCCATGCCAGGGGCCACGCCGATTACTGCACCGCTGATCGGATCAATGATGTCTCCACCCTGGATTACGCCACCAGTTGCTCGATCAAATGTGCCTTGAGTATTGCCAATCACTGAACCGCTGATCGGATCAACGATATTGCTGCCGACATACACGCCGCCCGTGTTTGGGTCAAAAGTAGCGGTGTTTGCTGTAGTTTGATTTGTACTCAAAAGGCCACCAGTAGACCCACCAACAATGCCAACACCGCCAGTGGTTCCTCCTACAGTATTGGTTACGCCACCGCCGCCGGTGTTCTCCATACTAGAGCCGATGGAGCCAAGCGCGGCCTGCCGAGTCGGTGCCGCTGGCAGTCGCTGCATCCCATCAGGAGCAGAGAAAAGCAGGGGGTTTACTGTCGCCAGGAATCGCCCAGCCCCGTATGGGCCTTGAGGATTGAAGTACCGTGTAAGGTACTCATTGGCTGTCATTTGCGTTGGGCCAAGTAGCCCAGGCTGCGTGCTGGGAGTAAACCCTGCTCGACGGGCGGGATCGGTTGCCAGCTCCATGCTTTCCGGGGAGCCTAGAATATTGGCCCGGATTTGGTCAGCAGAGAACTTAGACCCCAGATAGAACTGAAGCCCAGCCTTATCGGGTTCACGGCCAAGCACATCACGGTAGATGGCGCGAACTTGCTCTTCTGTGGCAGGGGTTCCGGTAGCGAACTCACGAGCGGCCATCCCTTGGCGCTCAGGAGATGCCAGGAGAACCTCGCGGATCTGCTCAGGAGAGAAGTCCGACTCAAGGTAGAAGTTCAGACCAGCAGGATCTGCCTCTCGGCCCAGAATGTCCTGATAAGCGGCCCGAACATCAGCCTCTGTTGCGGCGTTTCCTGATGCATATTGCCTAGCACTAATTGCCTCATTTCGAGCAGCCTCGTCCGCGAAGTTGCGTGCCTCTTGTGAGTTGGCAATATCGTTGGCAATCAGATCAAGACTGAACTGCGGGTTTGAGTAGAACTCCAGCCCAGCAGCGTCAGGCTCGCGCCCGAGGTAAGTGCGGTAAAGCTGTGTGATTTGCGCTTTTGTTGCCATGTTTTACCCCGGAATCTCTACATTGGAGGAAATGCCTGCGCCCAACTTTGCTGCCTTGAGTTGGACTTCAGCCTCGAACTCTTGCTGTTTCAGTTGAAGTTCAGCAGCCGCTTTCTCTCGGGCCAGTTGGATTTCTGCAGCAGCCTTCTCGCGCTTGGCCTGAATATCGGCCATTGCCTTCTGGCGGTCAATCTCTAGTTGAGCTTGAGCCTGCATCATCATCGCCTGGATCGCAGGATCGGGCTGTTGCTGCTGCGGAGGAGGGTTGCTGAGAGCCTGGTCAATCTCAGGCGTGATCGGCTTGAAGAAGGTGGCCGAGTCCTTGAACCCTGCGGCCTCGATCATCCGTCCTAAAGTGTCCCGATACTGAGCCACAGAAACGAGCGGATTGGCAGGCCCGAACTGCTGCAGGATCTTCTCCTGCTTATCAAGAATCATCGCCAGCATCGCCATCTGCTCTTGACGGTTACCAGTTCCCAATCCCACAGAGATGGTCACATCGTACTGATTCGACCACTCACGCGGATCCATCGGCACATACTCACCACGCATCCGAATCAGACGAGGCTTGTCCTGGTACTTACACAGAAGATGCAGGATGCCCTTAAACAGAGTCTTTACGCCGGTCTCAGCGAAGATCCTGGCGATCAGCTCCAGCTTTCCTGACGATGCGCTTGAGAACGCAGCCACAGCCGTAGCGGTGACATTCTGTAGGACATTGGGGTCAAGACCCTGCGTGGCATCCGAAACGCCCGTTCTCTTTGCTTGGACTGCATCCAGATACTCGAGCATCGGGAAGGCTTG